CGTGACCCCACCCTTTTTCTACAAACCCCTCTAATCTCATGATTTTCCTTCAAACTAACAAAAGGTCAGTATAAACATCATTTCTTTTTTCTTATCACTGATTTCTACTGACCAATAATCTTTTATAAAATTTCCTTTGGGATTATAGTTTGTTCCGGCACTTATAACCCAACCTTCTCCGATTACACTGATCCAATCGTCTTTAATTTTTGGTCCAACATTTTTTGTTAACCAATTAATTATTAATTCAAAGTCTTGTTCGACTCTCATCGATTAGTGTTTTTGAGATAAATCCCGTACTTGTAATAATATACTTTTTCACTATACCATTTCCACCAATTAAAAATTTTTTTCATTTTACATTAATCTCTGTTAAAATTTCATGAACCAATGCTACATCAGCAGGAAATTCTTTAAATTTCTTCAACCAATATTTAACATCAAATGCCGGGGCGATCAAAGAGAGTTGTTCGTCACTCATTTTATCAATCATTATTTTTGCTTGATTACTATTAAGTATAACCCAACAACTAATTTTTCCGTTTAAAATATCATGAACTGCACGATTGAGACTAACGTAATCAAAATAGTGTTCGTATTGTGCACTATGCTCTTCAGCCCACTCCATCATAGTTTGTATCGTTCTTTGTACCGCCGATTCGACTGGCTCGATTTTGATCATTTCGAAAAGATATTGTTCATACAGTTCGTCCCTACACCAGTGATCTAATTTAACACCACTCTTGATTACATAGTCAACAAACCTATCAGGGTATAATGGGTTTACATTATTAATAAAACTTCCAAATTTAACAAACGCATTATAATATGAACTATCTGCAAATTCATCATAGGTTTTTTGTTTTTTAGATTTTTGAGTCAAATGCCAAAATCTATTAAATGCTAAAAAACCGGCCTGCACTCGTTTCTCGTCTTTTTGTAGTGCACGACGTTTTCTTTCGCACATGTGAGCTACAAGAGTTTTGTCTTTCATAAAAGTCTTGTTGCAGTGTATGCATGAAAACGGTTGCGGCACTAGTGCTATCATTCATATTCCTTACGTTGTGCTTTATCAAATCCCATATTATCAAAAAGATCTTCAATATCTTTTTTTGACATTGTGCTGGCTAAAAATTTTACATCTTCCATTTTCATAGCAGGATAAATTTCTGCTAAAAGTTTTTCAATTTTATTCGCTTTCTGTTTTTTGCCTGATGCTAGATATGGATGATAAACTGGCATTCCGGCACCTATTCCTGCAAACAATTTCCAAAGAAGTGCCTTATGATTTTTACTCAGTGCCCAATGATCTTTATTAACCAGTTCGTTAGTTTGTTCAAGAAACCATTCCTGTAGTTCACGATCGCCCTGTACATTCGAAGTGTATCTCATTAGAATATAGGGACTAAAGGATTTCCTTTCTTCGTCTGTAAGATTGTCATAAAAATCATATTCGCGTGTATCTACCGCGTTCAGTTCACGTTTAATATCTAATTTTACAGCAGCCATTATTACCAAGCCTTAGTATAATCGATTAGTTCGTTTTGTCTACTAACTTCTTTGACAAAATATGCACAAACAGGTTTATCTCCTGGATGTAGGGGTGTGCATAACAGTTGCCCCGGTTTCATTTTTGGAAAATACCATTTAACATCTTGATAAACATCTATGATATCTATGTCGAAGAATTCTGGTTTAAAACTTGACAATGGGTTAAAACAGAAAGTACGAAAACCGCGATCATTGAGACTAGTCAGAGGTAGGACTTCCATTTCTGGTCCTTCGGGATCTCCTACTACAGTGCACCAATCAAGAGGCATAGAAATTTCGTATTCTCCGATTTTTAATACTACTGCAGGTCCAGTAAAACTTTCTAAGAAAATTAAGGGAATAAAAAAGTAATCTGGGTTTTGATGATCGCTATTATCTAATACAGCGAATCTAAAATCTTCGTCAATCTCCTCCGGAAGGTCATTAAGATAAAATGTCTTATTATCTAGGTTTAAAATTTGCATTAATACTTTACCTTTTTTACAGAATTTCATATTATTATATGATACAGTTTTTTGATGACAAATGCAACATCCTATTGATATTTTACTTTCTGTATTGAGAAATCGTACTTGGCCTCTTTATAAAATTTCTTTCTATCAGTAAGATGTCGTTTTGCATATTTGGTTGATGCGGTAACATCCCATATCTGAACAAAGTCTTTATCGTCTGCCTTTCTAATACCTCGACCAATACTTTGGATTACTCTAACAAAACTTTTCCCGGCTTCGAGAAGAACCAAATTAAAAATTCTCGGGATGTTAATTCCCACTGCAGCTACACCATATGTAGCCACAATAATTTTGTTGTCGGCGATCTTGACTTCATCGTATTCTTGTTTTCTATCCTTGGTCTTGACAGCACCCGAAATAAAAACACTATCGAGAATTGATTCAGTGATCAATCTTCCGGATTCGATTCTATCTACTAATACCAAAGTATTTCCTGACTGGGAAATTTCCCTAATTAAATTAGCAATCCATGCCATCCTGTCGCCATCAGTGACTAAAAATTTTAGTTCCTCAGCATAACTACCAAATTCTTTCCACTCAGCCGTTTGTACAACATTTACATGACACGCACTGAGTACACCCTTTTCCTGAAGTTCGTGTGCTGCTACTCTGTTTACTACTTCTCCGAGGCTAGCACGTATAGTTTGAAACTCATGATCGGCTTTTGGCACAGTTCCAGTCAATCCCCATCGAATAGGAGCATGACAAATATTTTGTGTCAGTAATTTTTTAAGAACATCGGCCTTGGCCATGTGTACCTCGTCGACCATTACTGTTTGAACTCCTTCTAGAAACTCTGATAAAGACAAAAGTTCACTATCATTATGGGACTTTTTTTCTAAAATGTTCAAACTTTGCCATGTGCAAATGATATGAGTAGCACCTAGTTCTTTTCTGTCTCCATAATAAACACCAACGTCTAATCCTACGTTGACAAAATCTTCTTCTGTTTGTTCTACGAGACTTTTGTTAGGAACAATAGTTATTGTACGACCATATTTTTCACAAATTTTTGCCAAAGTTGCGGTAGTAATTGTTTTACCGAAACCGGTGGCAATTTCTTGTATACACTGTGGATTTTCTAAAAATTTATTAATTACTTCAACTTGGTCATCGCGTAGTCTAATCGGCTGACCCGCAAAACGATGCCCTTCTGGCCAACAACTTTCTCCCCAAAAATCCTCCGAAATTTTAGGAAATTTCAAATTTGTGGGATTTCTAAGATCTTCTAATTCAATGTAATAATTTTTGCTCTCTAAGAAATCTAAAACTTGTGGTAGCATGGACAGATACGTAGTTCCACCAATACCAAAAAAACTCACAGTACCATCCCATCGACCTAATTTATAGGCAGGACGGTATCTTGCAGTGGGGTCCTCGTACTTAAATTTTTTCACCAATGCTTTTCTTGCATCAAGATCCAAGTTTGATATTTTTACATTCACTTCGTCGAGTATAGTAATCTTACAAGAAGGCAAAATCTGTTTCCTTTTGTGATTTTTTTGTTAGAACGTGGATTACATCATGGTGCCATTTGATATAATCCCTTAGTTGATAATGAATGTTATAAAAATTAAAATTTATAATACAATTGAAATAAATTTTTGATTCGAGAACTGACTTGCGAATCTTATTGCTAATAAAGACTGCTTTAGTATCCTTAGATATCGGTAAGTTAAGTTGGTTATTTTTCACAAATTCGTTAAATTCCGAATCTTTCTCAGTAAGCACTCTAAAAAGAACACTCACTTCTTTATTAGTAACACCGATCGAATTTAAAAAATCCAAAGTAGTTGATACTTTTTCCAATTCAGTGCCGCCTGGGATAACAAATAACACCGGTGACATGTATTTTATAATGTCCTCGAGTGCATATAATGTGTGATCTTCTAAATTAATAGAAAAAGTCTCATCTAAGGCTGACTTTAGAAATTTAACAGTGGTATCATTCAAAGAAGATTGAGAAATCTCTTCTTCAATTTTAGAATCCCAGATACTAATACCTGCTTTCCTTGCAGAAAATAGTGCTTCAACTAAATTTTCTGTATTCAAGGTAGGTACATGTTCATTGGTATTCACAAATTGAAACGTTTTATCATTTTTTACCAG